AAACTATCTCACGGGCTTAACTTGAATCAGAAGCAGCACGAAGGATTATTGAACTTCTACTTTAAGGACATAGCCGACACGCAGGACAAATATAAGATGCTGATGGCCGAGCAGGAAAAAGAAGATGCGGAAAAAGGCAAAGCCGAGTTGCTAAAAAAATGGGGTAGCGGCACTGACGAGAGAATACTACGAGCTAATGCAGTTCTGCGTAAGTTCGGTGGTGATGAAGCGGTCGCGGCATTTAACGCCCAAAACTCGCCTCTGATGACTGAGTTTCTGGACAATATCGCAAGCGCTATGAGTGAAGACACACTTAAAGGTCTTGGTGCGGCGACTGATTCTTCAGCAAGTGCTATAAAAAGTCAAGTAGCCAAGATACGAGAAGAAATGACAAAAATTGAAAAGGAAAATCCTGGCACATACAGAGGAAATCCGAAATATAAAGACTTAATAGGGCAGAAACACGAACTCTATAAACGGATGCCTGCCTAATCAGAAAACCTCTTATAAAAGAGTCCTGTGCTTTAAGCTAAAGCAGCTTCGTCTCAGTACGACGTTAAAAATACAGGGAAGCCCTCGTAGAGACAACCTTTCCGAGTAAACAAATTTGATTCACTGTTTTGTTGAAAGGAAAGAAAATGAGCATAACTTTATCAAAAGGCATACCAAACTGGTTCGTCGATGAGTTTCACGATGACCTGTACCACGTATGCCAGCAAACCGAATCCAAATTCAAACAGGCTGTCAGGACTGAATACGGTCTTATCGCTGCTGAAGACAAAGCCTTTGATATGATGGATGAGTTCACTCTTACCGAGAAATCGGGACGCAACCCTGATACACCCTCGATTGACCCAGCAACACAAAGGCGATGGGTTACAACTACTCCGTACCACAATTCGGTCCCGTTTGACAGGGATGATGATTTATCTATTAAACTTTCGCCTACAGGCGATTTCGTCACTGCTTTCCGGCGTGCTATCAACCGAAAGTTTGACGATATAATTCTTGCCAGTTTCGAGGCTTCAGTTTATTCGGGGCGGCGCAGGGGAAGTACAATCACGTGGGCTTCTCAGGATGGAAACATCAAGTACACAGCCGAGAACACGGGACGCACTATCGCTCACGATTGCAGTAGCGGTAACTGTAGTGCTGCTGATACGGGCATGACCACTGAGAAAATCGAATTAGCACAAGAATACTGGGCCTTCAACGACGTTGATGAAAATATCCCGAAGTGGTGTGCTATCTCACCGAGACAGGCAACTAATCTCTGGGGACAGGAACAGTATGTCAACAGAGATTACTCAAGCGGCGAGCCGTTGATGACAGGCTATATCCGTCGTAACTGGATGGGTATTAACTGGATTGTATCCTCAAAGATTACCGTAGGCTCGTCAAACGACGTAGATGGCGGCGTTGATGTCTATGAATGTTGGGCCTGGGCGCAGGACGGGATTATTCTCGGCGTAGCTGATGAACTTACTATTGAAATTACCACACTGCCCACCAAATCCTATGCTCAGCAGGTATATGTCCACATGAACGCCGGTGCAATGCGTATGGACGAGGACAAAATCATCAAAATCGAATGTCAGGCTTAAACTAAAGTATTAACGCTCAGCGGTTAATCCGTATGCCGGTTAAGAGCAACTTTTTAAGGAAAATGAAATGAATTACAATTACGATTTCACATACGGAAGAAGGAACAGGATTATTGGTCCTTCTCAACTTGTTAGTTCTGCAAACATCTTCACTCCAACCTCAGACCAGAAGTACACTTTGGGTCTGGAACTGGACTTGAACGATGCAACAGAAAGAACGTTCATATATCTCAAGAACGGTGCTACTGCACTTGGTAAGTGTAAAGTGGTGCAAACACCCGCCCACGATGCAGAGTCTATTGCCTCGACCATTCAGACAGCTTATGGAGTATCGGCTGGTGAAGCTAAGTTTGATATTCTTGTAGCGACGGGAAGTGGGATAACCGCGAACTCTCTCAGGGATGGCTGGATGCTTGTAAGTGACGGCGGTGCGGCTATGGGCGACTTCTATATGATTAAATCCAACAAGTGGGTTACCTCAGGCGATGACACGGTTCTTAGTGTAACCATTGCCGACGATGGTGGTCTTCGTACTGCTATCGCTGTCACCGATGATGTTTCTTTTATTCCCAGCAAGTACAAGGATGTGATAGTAACGACAGAAGTGCCAGCAGGAGGCCCGGTTGGTGTACCTCTAACTGCTGTTGCTGCCAACTATTACTTCTGGGCGCAGAAAGCCGGTTACACACCGATATTCACAGACGATACTGATACGATAGTCGTAGGCGACCCGGTTATGTTGTCTGTGGATGACACGGCTGCAAGTGACGGCACTGTTTGTCTCGTTGATGCGTCGGCTGACGACTATGTTGTTGGCAACTGTGTATTTGCCGGTGCTGTAAGTGAATGTTCCATTATTGACCTTAGATTACCATAAGAAAGGAGAAAGAACTATGTTTAGAAAAATAATTACAATAGCGCTGCTCCTTATACTTATGAGCAATGTGTCTTATGGTATCAAACTGTTTAGTCAGGCCGATACGAGGCTGGGCGCTTATACCGGCCCGGTTGGCGGTACTGAGCAGGATGATAATGTGAAGGCTGCGATGGACCTGGCACATACAGACCTTGATGCGATTATCAGGGATTTAGGTATAGTTCGCCAGACAAACAGCAGTATATTTTTTGTTGACAGTGGTACGGCGGGTACAACTGGTATTTCTTGGGCTACTGCTGTTGCAGATGTTGAAGCCGCCACTGTTTTGTGTACTACAGGTGCTGGCGACATTATTGTGGCAGCTCCAGGCCACGCGGAGACGATGACTGCCGCTGACGATATTGACCTTGACAAGATAGGTATTACACTTATCTGTCTTGGTGAAGGCGATCATCGCGCCACATTTAGTTATACAGCTAACGGCGAGTTTGTGTTCGGCGCTGATAATTGTGCGGTTTACAATGCAAGGTTTATCGCTACCTCCGATTCAGTGGTTCACGCTATTGATGTCGAAGCAAATGTAGATGGATTTAAGATAATCGGCTGTGAGTTTTCGGCAGAAACAACAACCGTTGACGAGTTTGACGATGTTATTACTATCAGTACAGCAACGACACGAGGCGTTATTAAGAACAACAAGTTCCTTGGCGACGTTGGCTCTAACGCAGAACCACAATCGTGTATCAACTTCAATACGGCGCACTATCTTGAAATTTCAGACAATCAGTTCTTTGGCGACAGAGCTGTGGCTTGTATTGAAAATGCTGCGGCTGCGAACTTTCCGCTTATCCGAGATAATATCCTGTTTAACGGTATTATCGGCGGTACGGCAGGCTTGAATACAGTTGCCTGTATTTCTTTACACGCGAGTACATCGGCTTTGATTATAGACAATAAATTGTTCTGTAATGTCGCATCTCCTGATTTGGCGATAGTTGCGGCAGATGGTGTATTGTCTGGTAATACCTATTGTGAAGCCGAAGGTACTTATGCTGGCAGTCAACCGGTGGCAGGTTGGGGCAAGATTAACAACCTGGTGGCTACCAGTAGTGCCATGACAGCAGGCAATGGTTATGGTGCGGCAGACGACCCAACATTATTTACTGTTACAGGTGATGTGATGGTAAGGTGTTTTGCTACAGTCGATACGTCTGTTACCTCGACATCCAATGATACTGTTGAACTTGGTGTTACCGGCGATACCGCTTGTCTTCTTGTCCAAGATGTTGTTGATGCTACGGCACTTGTTGCTGGTGATGTTTGGACACTTACTCAGGCTGGAGACACGCCCTCTGCGGAATGGGACGGTGAGTGGGTAATCATTGCTACTGGCCTTGACATCTTATTGACGATTAATGACCATGATTTAACAGCAGGTGTTATAACCTATTATTTACAATGGGTGGCACTTTCACCAGATGGTAATGTAACCGACTCAGTTGATTAGTTTTAATTAAGGGTGGGGCTTAACCGCCCTGCCCTTATTTTTAGGAATTATAGATATGAGCATGACAGACAATGCTGCAAACATAGGATTAGCCAATCAATCTCTCGGTTTGCTGGGTTCATCCGCTATAACCGTAGGCTCGACTACCGAACAGAACTATGTCTATTGCGCCTTATTCTTTGATGATGCCAGAGACGAGATATTAACCGCTCACAAGTGGAACTTTGCCAAGAAAAGGGCTTATGCAATTCAGACAACAGACCCTTTGTTCGGCTATGATAATGCGTTCACAAAGCCATCAGGCTGTTTGAAAGTCTGCCAGATTGAAGAAGCTGCTGACACTAAATTTGAAGTTGAGAACGCTTTGATATTGACTGATGAAGGCAGCAGCCCTGCCGATTATGATGACGACGGTGTAGATTATCTGGCCGGCGAGTATATTTCTTCTGATACCAGTGGCAGCGACCTGACTTATCTGGTGGACACAGCATTTACTTCGAGCGATGAAACGACTGATATTGCCTCCTATTGTACGTCTCAGGGTGATGATTTAGAGATTTTGAAAGTAGAATATATCTATCAGGTTACTGATGTTAGCACCTATCCTGTTTCAGTTTATCAATGTGTAGTGATAAATTTGGCCCGAATGTTGAGTTCACCTATAAAACAATCAGAAGAAGTGTCTATGAACTTACAGGCGATGTTATATGGAAGCCGGAACATTGTCGGCTATCTTGATTTGGCGAGGTCTTTTGATGCACAGGAAGGTGGCGCTGTGGCATTTACAACTAATACCTGGATTGAATCGAGACGATGAAAAAACTAATTGCTTTCTTTTTGCTGTGTTCTGTTGCTTTAGGCGCAGACCGGCCTTACAGAATACTTAATTCCTTTAATGCCGGTGAATTATCTACATTGCTTTCGGCGAGGGAGGACTTATCCAAGTATCATTCCGGCTGTTCGCTGATGGAGAATATGCTGCCTCTTCCTCAAGGTGGCGCAGAGAAAAGACCCGGCACAAAGTACGTAGCCGAGTCTAAAGAAAATACAAAGATAAGGTTGCTGCCATTTGAATATTCCACAGAACAATCTTATATTATTGAATTGGGTAATCAGTACGCGCGGTTTTGCACAAATAACGCACAAATAAGCGGCGGCAGCGGAACTGAAAGCCTTGGCGCACTTGATAATATCAAAGGACATTGGCTGTTAAATGATGATGTGGCCAACACAGCGGTCTTGGATGCTGACGGCAGTACCCACGACTTTGTAGCAAGCACTAATACAGAAAACATACACAAAACAGGCAAGGTTGGAACCGGTAGTTTCGATTTGGATGCTCAATACAATGCCTATGGAAGTGACCACGCGGATTTTACGTTTATTGAAGGTGCTGACGGGGATTTCAGTGTAGCTGCCTGGGCTTATATACAAGACGTAGGCACAGAACAGATTATAATATCCAAGTGGGACGAGACTACAGGTTCAGAAGAGCGGGAATGGAAACTGTTTTTGGACGAGAACCTAAAACTGGAACTGGCTTTGTATGACGACAGTTTTGATATTAGCGGCGACCGTATAGCCCACTGGAAGATGAACGATAATGCTGCTACTGCTGTTGTTTTGGATGCAGTGGCCGTTGTCCCACATAACGGAGCGTTGGACGATGGTAATGGCGATGATACCTCCGACCACAGTGTAACGGGCAAGATAAACAATGCCCTTAGTCTGGACGGTACTGACGACAAGATAACCGTAGGCGACAACGCTGCCCTTACCTTTGTTACTGTTGATACGGTTTCTGATAGTGCATTTTCCATAAGTGCGTGGATAAATATGGACGACGCTACGGAGTTTCCGATTTTTGGAAAAAATGAAACCGGGGGAGCCGCAGAAGAATATCTATTCTGGGTGGATGCCAGTGACAAACTGGGATTATATTTATTTGATGGTGCTTCAAATGTTTATGAGGGCGCTTATTACAATACTGCCATTACTGCCCAAGAGGGTTCTTGGGCTCACGTTGTGGCGACTTACGATGCAACTGAAGCGTCAACTGGAATAACATTATATGTGAATGGTTCGGCAGTCGCAAACACAATAGATGATAATGGTGCTTATACTGCTATGCACAATGGTACTGGCGAGGTCTATATCGGTTATACTCAGGCAATTCCTGGTTCTGAAGCCTTAAAATACGCCGATGGTAAAATTGATAACGTAATACTGTTCAACAAAGAACTGTCGGCAGATGAAGTTACTAATTTATACAATAGTGGAAGCGGGTACGAGGGTTGGGAGGGCTTGACTGTTCATTCTACTTCTGATGATGCGGTAGATGTTGGATGGAGATTTATAGCGGCGACTTATGAGGGCGAAAATGGTGCCTGGACAGGAGCGACAGCAGCCAATTATATAACCCTGTATGTGGATGGGTCTGCTGTTGATGTCACAGCAACGAATCGTTCTACCTATACCAAAATGGAAGATACAGCAGCTTTGCCGAGAATAGGCGCACAGGAGTCTGCTGCTGGTGCTATAGAAAAGATATGGGCGTATAGAATAGACGAAATATCCGTATTTAATGACGAATTAAGTTCTACAGAGGTATCCGGTTTATATACTTCCGCCGCTTACGAGGTAACGTCTCCATATCTGACGGCAGACCTGTTTGAGTTGAAATATGAGCAATCGGCTGATGTATTATATATCACTCATCCTGATTATGAAACACTAAAACTGTCTCGATATAATGATACCGATTGGCGATTTGATGTTCTTGATGCCCAGACCGGCCCGTTTAGAACGCAGAATACAGACGAAAGCGCAACTATAAGTTTTTCAGCTACTACAGGTTCTGTAACTTTAACAGCTTCAGGATGCGCTCCTTTCGTGTCTGGGACTACAACAGGACATCTGCCAGGCGGGGTACTTGATACGAGCAAATCACAAACAGGAGCGTTGTTCAAGTTTGTTCATCCACTTGATGAATTGGAATACCATACGGATTTAGAAGACAATTATACAGACGACCAAACGGAAGACGTGAGTTGGATTGACTGTGGGACATTATACAAGGGAGCAACTTGGACGCTTGTTACCGATGGCACATGGGAAGGAACTCTTGAAGTACAGAAGAATTACGCTATCGGCGCTGCTCACGATGCTGACGGCTGGGAAGTTGAGTTAGAGTTCAGCAGTAGTGATGACCGCAATGTTTCCACAACTGGAACAGAAGATTCAGCTGATGCCGATTACAGGTGTATATTAACGGCAACCCAGGGTGCTTCTGAAGATTGTGAAATATATTTTTCTACCGACCAAACCGAACACGTTGGCATTGTAGAAATCACCGCCGTAGCAAGCCCAATATCTGCTACGGGAACGGTAGTTGAAACATTGGCTTCTACGGCTGCAACCCATAAATGGTCGGAAGGTGCTTGGTCTAATTATAGAGGCTGGCCGCAGACGGCTACATTTTATGAGGACAGATTATGTTTTGGCGGCAATACTTCACAACCTGACACAATCTGGGGTTCTGTTACCAGCGCCTATGAAGATTTCACGGAAGGCGCAGAAGACGATGATGCTGTAAACTTTACTTTGTCATCTCGACAGGTAAATGTAATACAGTGGATTGTCGGTAAAGATAAGATTTTAATAGGAACTTCAGGCGCAGAATGGACTTTGGGCGGGTCATCAGATGAGCCTCTTACGCCATCCAACGTAAAAGCAGAACAGCACTCAGCTTTCGGTTCTGCCAATTTGCAGGCAAATCTGGCCTCGGAAAGTGTTTTATTCTTCCAGCGAGGTGCAGAGAAGATGAGAGAACTTGCCTATAATTGGGAGATGGACTCTTATGTATCTCCTGATATGACGGTGTTAGCACCTGAAATTATTGATGGCGG